AACTGCCATTGCACCTAGTCCCTTAGCCAATGTATCCATTCCGAGATTACCCAATACAGCAATAGCCCCAGATAGGATACCCAAAGCAGTACTGATAAGTAGGATCGAAGTACCCATAGCAATCAAACCCTGAGGCTTTATCTTGCTCAAGAGCAACAAAGATCCAACTAGCGTACCCATCATGGTTGCCAAGGCACCAAGACCAACTGCGATCTTCTCAGGCTTCACGAAGCTAAGTGCGATCAGAGAAGCCGTCAGAATCCCAACTGCAATAGCAATATCGAGGATGATTTTAGCTCTAATACCTTGCTGCATCGTCTTCAATGTAGCCGTCAATTGCTCGAATGGCGCAGTGATCTTAGACAAAGATCCTACAAACCCACTCAATGTCTTTGACAAACTACGTAGTGTTAGAAGCAATCCACCGGTGAATATAGCATTCATCAGAGCAGCCCAGTCGAGAGCATCGAAGTCGCCAAACAACTGCTTCATGCCAGATACAATCGCGCCACCAACCTTACCCAAAGCGGCAAATATAAACTGAATGCTACTAACAATGCCTTGAGCCACACCTTGTACGATGGCTACACCAACAGGTACGAGTTCTGCTGCTGGTGAATGAATACCAAGAGCATTCTTAATCCACAGTACAATGTTGTTAGCAAAGGCAACAACTGCCGATTCGATCGCAGAAGGATCAAGACCTTGCAGTAGTCCCTGTACCAAGCTAGACCCGATCTCTACACCTTGAGAGACCATGTTTCCAACCACACCAGCCAAATCGCTCAACAAAGCGACGACTGGAGACAACCCACTGACTACTGCACCACCGATTTGAGCCAGTTTCTTGAATGCACTAAACACCGTAATCAAGATTGGTGTAAGTGCTGAAGCGTGTTCACTCAACTTCTCGATGAACCCAGTAACGTCAGCAAAACCCTTGGTCAGCTTAGCCAAACCAGAGCCTGCTTGGTTAGTTGCTGGCGCAACCGCCTGGAATGCATCGACAAATGGCATGATCAAGTTACTTAGAGTCTTGAAGATATTAGCAAAGCCAGTCCACAGGTTCTGGAAGCCACCAAGTTGTTTCCAACCTACTAGCATTTTGTCAACGCCATTGAAGACGTTACTGACTACACCAGTGATGCTATTACTAACACCAGTCCAGAGTTTTGTCGCTTCATTAAAGTTACCAAATAGGTCCTGGAAGACCTTACCCCATCCAGAACCAATCGCTTCTTTGACCACACCAATGAGCTGTGAGAAGGTTTTAACCTTGGTAGCTGATTCGATAGCAGCACCAGACAGTTTGTTCAACTGCTTGGCAGCATCCTCAGCAAAGCCCATCTTCTTCAATTGTTCAACGCTAAAGGCGACTGTCTTACCAGCAGCATTAGTAGTACCCGCCATGACCTTCATCGTCTTATTGAAGGTTCTAGCGTTCAACCAACCTTCAGTAAGCGAGTCTCGGAAGCTTCCCTGGTTCTTAATAGCCTTATCCATGGCTTTACCATGGTCGCCGAGAGTTCGGTTAGTAGCCATCAATGCTTCACGGATGTTCGAACCACCCATGCCCGCATTTGCCAGAGAGTTCCAGTCTTGAAGCCTAATGACACCAGTTGAGATAGCCTGGCTCATCTGAACCATAGCAGTGTTCAATTGCTCAACACTTGATCCAGAAAGCGCAGCCGTGTTAGCCAAACCCTTAATTGTAGCTACAGATGACTTAATTCCAACACCAGCGGCAGTAAACTTACCAATTGCATCAGCCATTTGACTAAAGCTGAAGATGGTAAGGTCGGAATAAGTGTTCAATTGCTGTAGATATTTATTGACAATATTAACACTTTTTCCAGTATTCGCCATGATAGTTTGAATCGAGTTCAAGTTAGTCTCATACTCATGAAAACCATCAAGAAGAGGTCCAACTGTCAAACCTTTAAGCAGATTAAGTCCCGCACTAGCCGCTTTACTGACGATCGTACCAAGAGCGGCAACACCAGCAACTTGCAGAGCTGAGAACTTTGCCCTAACACCTTCGACATTAGTTCCCATGGTCGTTAGACCATTACCCTTACCCATACCACCAATAGTCTTCTCGAGAGTTTCAAGCGACCTAGTGGATTCGGCAGCTCCCGTTTGAAATTGCTTGTTGTTGAATTGCATATTAACAATACGATCATCAACACTACTCATGCGAGAGTCACCTTCTTCCATATGTCATTAGCTATCTGATCAAATATAGGTTTGATGGCTGGATTGATGTAGTCTCGACCAGAAACATATCCCCCAGTACCTGTACCATGCCCGAATTGCAAGATAATGGCGACGTTAACTGAACCTTCGCGATGAGAGTTAATCCATGAAATCTTAGTTCTATTTCCCTCTGTATCAATCTCATAGCTCCAAGAAGACGCTGTGAGACCACTATCTACGGGAGTAGCACTGGCTAAAGCATTAACTCCTTGCTGAGCGAGTGAATCAAGACCTTCAAACATGTTCCCAGCTTGCATTTTCTTGAGGAATGCTTGGGTACTTCTAGTAGATCCACTGTCCGAGAATAAACTATTGGCCATGAGTCACACCTCGAGTATTAGAGTGCTCGGATGATGAAATTCAATGTCAAATATGGCGGCAAGTTCGAGAATGCAGCGCCAGTACCAGTAGATGCACTAGTAAATGCGTGAGTGTGGTTAGTAGTAGACAAATTACCAGTTGCTGTAACACTAGTACCACCACCGCCAGCAGTATTCTCAACATCAGAAACCGAGTTTACTGCACCAGTAGCCGGTGCCATGTCAGTTCGGAATTGGATATCCAATCCATGGGAGTGCTGTACAGATTGGTTTCCAGTAGTACCTGTGTGAGTGTGTGCAGGCAATTCGGTTGTGGTCAGAGTAGTGGTAGCTGTACCACCTGTTTCACCAACAGAATCATTACCTACTGCTGCCGAATCCAAACCGATGGGGAATCTTGACTTCAAGTTAGGTACATTGAACGTAGTAGTACCGTTTCCAGCACCAAAAGCAGTACCTACCAAAGCAAAAAGTGTGGCGTAAGTAGTACGACTTACGGCTGCCCCATCACACAGTAAAAAGTTGGTAGGGGCTGTTGAACCAGCAAACATATTAATCTGTCCAATAGGAACGATAATGTTGTCTGCCGCAATTCGATTGTTAGTTTCAACTAGAACGGCCGCAGCAATAGCTGCATCAGGTCTAGCAACACCCGCATCAATATCTGTACCGCCGGCAGTATGAAGAATCAAATGCCCATTGCCAGTGTTAATTGCACCAGAAACAACAGAGGCATCTTCAATTTCTTGAGCGCGCACGACTGTGATACCAGTTACAGTTGCCATTGTTGCTCCTCTCTATGGCGTTGAGCTAATGGTGTAAGATCCATCACCATGATCGACTCCGTTAATGTTATCAATCTGGAAGATTTCGTCTCCGATCATGTAAATATTATGATATGAGCCTTCAGCAATCCACGTCCCATCACCATTATCGGTAATGATGATTGCGTCACCAAAGCTCAATAGATCAAATATAGTTTGTGGATCAGGCATTGTTGCTAGCGTTGATGGAGTACCATAGAGAAGATCTTCAATAGCGCCTAATTTTGTACTATCCATATGACGAGTATCGATCATGATATGTGCTGTAGGACGATAGCCTGTCACAAGTACCGGTACTGCTTGAATTTCCCAAGAGAATTCTACAGGATTAATAGAATCGCCAATAGTGCCATACGTTTTAGCTGAAGGCACGACTGTAGCGTTATAAACCAAATGAATTTTATATCCGGCATTTTCCCCCCGGAGAGCATCTCCGACCTTTGTTCGATAACTCAAATCGAAGGAATCGCCCATCTGAGAATCCAGATACATACCATCTGCAGCCTCAACTTCTCCAACAATTGAAGAAAAAGCATCAGGATACATGAAAGCTTTCAATGTAGCCTTGTATTCCTTGGGTTTAGGCAAATATAGGAATGGGCGTCCGTCGACAAAGTATTCGGCAGCAGCTTCACCGCCAGCTTCCTCGACGGACGTTAACCCATTCCATGGAGCAGTAGTTCCATCTTTAAGATAGAGTACTCCTCGATCTAAACCTGTCTCGAATTGTCTATCTGTGATTTCTCCCCAGTGAATTCTATGTGCATCAGTTGGAGTTCCTCCACCATTAGCGCTACTACCTGGGAAGGTATTAGGGCCGGGATATAGAGTACTTCCTGGATAAGCCATCGGGAACCCCTTTCTTCACTAGAAATAACTCACACCAAATCAGCCAAACGAGCAGAAATACTCAACTTCTCTCTGAACACATCCATTTGCGTCTCAGTATCACCAGGTTCTGCTCCCCACATGAGTGACTCATCAGCAACGCCACCATCGGAGTTGAAGTAACAGCAAATCCAGAACCGGGGGTCATTTGACATATAATCCATCATACTACGAACCCATTGAGCCGCAGTTATGACATATCCGCCAATATTATGTCTGCCAGCAAATTCGGCACATCCAAGCAACATGTCAGGATATCCATAAAGGTTCAAACTATCCTTCATACGTTGAATTCGCATTGGTGGATTGACGGATTGATAGTCTGTAGGACTTGTACTATTACTGCTGCTTTGAAATGGATACATATCAAATGAGAAGAAGTCCCATCGTTGCAGTGCTGTTGCTGGGAACCATGCATTTTGTACTGCTCCGCCTATTTGACGACTATCAGAAGAACGCCATAGAAATTCCATATAGTTCGGAGCAAAAATGATCTTATCATTCCATGTAGGACGAGATTTAGCAAGATCGATAATACGGTTGAAAGCATTATTGAATGACGTACCATGACTTGCCGTACGTCCTACTTGCTGAGGCTCATGATGAAAAGTCCATACAATAGGTCCATTAGCAAATCCAGTAATACCCAAAAGACTATCGAAATATGTACGAATTTGAGTATCAAAATTACCTGCGGCAATACTATCCCAACCAGCTTGACTGTTAGGAATTGATCCAGAAATATCAGCCGGCTTACTACTAACCCATGGAATACGACGTTCAGCTAGTACATCAGTTAAATCGGTTTGTGCTTTCGTAGTATAACTAGGCTGATAAATACGGTCAGCATAAACTTGATGCTGAATAGTGTTATTAACCATTGTGTCCCAAGATGGCTCTGTTCCATTATATGGAGGATTTGTCTGAGGACCAATCGTCATACCAACATACAATTTAGCAGGTTGATGTCCAAAGAATTGCGAGGTCGATGGCTGCGGAATAGTAAACTGAATCGTATTTGACTGACCAGACCATCCGGCAGTATTGAATCGACGAACGTTAATAGACGAATATGTAGTGCCTGGAGCTAGATTATTCCAGGTATAACTAAGAGACGCCTTATCAATGTTATCAACCAGCAAAGTATTAGCATTGTAAATGCCGTATTTAGTAACAGTTGCATCAGGCGTTGCTGACCAAGTCAATTGAACAGAACTTGAAGTCAACTGCCCTCGAATGAGGTTTGTTGGTGCAGTCGGTGGAGATGTTGGACCACCCAACCATTGTACATTTCTGATGCTTGATGGAGCTCCTACGCCATCTGAATTTACTGCTCTTACAATATAACCAAATACGATTTCTGGTGTATTAGTTGGTAGAGGCGTATCCGTATACGTGAGATCTGATGTAGATTTGTTAGACCACAACGATAGATATGATGCTCGAGCCAATGGGTAGGGGAATCCACCATTAGTTGTGATGTCATGAAATACACCATCACTACTATCCGAATCAAATAGAATCTCTCCTGAAACTGTACCGAAGACAGCACCAGCAGCAGGAGTATTAAACTCAACAGCAATAACTCCATACCCAGATCCTGAAGTTGCTCCCCAACCCAGGGTAGAATTATTAAATCCACTATCAGTCGATACCCATTCAAGCCCATTAGTGGGAGTAGCGTATCCTACATCAGCTTGTTCAGTAAATCCTGTGGGTGGAGTGATAGTTGCAGGATTTGTTCCATTTCCAACAACTCCGATGATCGGATGTGCTGTAGATGGAACTGCTGAAAAGACTGGCGAAGGTGTTGTACCAGTAGATCTATTTGA